ACAGCTACCAGCTTGAGACTCGCCTAAGAATTGTGCGTGAAACTGCAGGCAGTTGTCGATGGCGTCTTGCATGTTCTGCGCGATCACCATCATGGTGCTATCACCTTGGCTGCGGTCGATGCGCTTAGCTTCAGCAGTCTCAGCGGATAGCTTTTGACCCAAGACAGCGGACAGGCCGAGTTCGTTGATCTGCGATGCGATCTGCTCCAAACGCTTGAATTGTGCCTCGTATGACTTGCCATCTGGCTCGATGTACTCTGCTCGACCTTCGGCAGGGAAGGCTAAAGCCTCGCCAGGACCAGCAGACACCTCCTCAGCCGATGACGGGAAACCAAAGAATGCCAGCATTGGCACGGCACTGATGTGAAGCTGATTATCCAAGTCGGACTGGACTTGATACGCCTTGAGGTTGAGTTCAGCAATATCCTCCAGCGGTGGCCTTGACTCCATCGTGTTGTATCGATTGGAGAATGCGACAGAGAATGGGATCCGGTCAAGGCTGGTGGTGCCTTCATCGATGATGCGAAAGTCGCCCTTCTTATCGCGGCGATGGATCTGATATTCGCCAGGCTTCAGGACGCGAACCTGTTCAACCTGCTCTTCGCCATACTCGCTGTCTTCTGTTGGCACGGTGACAGACTCAAGCAAGCGAAGCTGAGTGAGCTGAGTGCTGCCGTCAATGATTTCAGTGCGGAAGCCTAGGATTTCGCGTGGTGTGTAGCTGTCCCAATATGGGCGACCACCATCAGAGGGTGCATCGACAAGGACGCCGACATGCCCGTAGCGGATCATTTTACGAGCAGTCTCAAAAGTCCAAGTGTTTAGGTCGTTGCCTTGAAGGTCAACGTCAAACAGTTGTTCCCGAATGGTGTCAGTAACGTCGTTGAGCCTAACGGGCTTGCGGGTTAGCATCCCTGCCAGCATCCGTTCCAAGCGTTGATAGAACGGCGGGCAAACGCTACGGGCTAGGCGGTTGTCGTAGCTGTCGTCTAATTCGCGTGGCTCTTGCGGCAGGTAACGGCGGTGCTTGCGCCGCATCCCGTAGGTGCCGGAGATCAAATCTTCAATCAGCACCCAGTGCGGCTCTTGTGCATACCAAGCCAAGTTTGGGTCATTGACTTTGGTGACAGCACGCTGAGCCTGCGGGCGATCGTAGAAGTTATATCCGGAGTACATCTGCGGCGCTGTCTTGCAGTGATTCTATTTTAGGCACGCATTAAAAAAGCCCCCCGAAGGAGGCTAGGTGATCAGATGCGAACTGCGCCGCCGTTAACAAGTGATTGCCACATGACGCGGGCGTCTTCCTTGCTGAGGATGAATGAACCAGCCCAATCAAACTTGTGCTTGATGCGGTGATGGCGAATAGATTTGCAAACGTTGATTTTTTCTTCGCCAACCGAGAAAGCGAACTTCTGGCAATCGTCAAGGAGAAGGGTGTGAACGGTCATTGTTTTTGGTGCGTGTGGTGCCCTCTCGGGCTTGAACTAATTATGGGTCATGGTGCGCCCTGCTCAACCATGCTTGCGCAGGTTGCTTGATTGGTTGCCGGGGTATGGATCACGCCACAACGTGCCCTGTATTTACGCATCACGCGGTCTTGTATTGCAGGCTCCCCGGCAGGGGCTCAAGCCTCCGCCAGTGCGTAAAGAGCGGACTTAACATCGGCTGCCTTGTAAGCCTCAGCGGCCGCAGCGATAGAAGCAAAGCGGCGACCTTTTGCCAGCTGCTTCATGCCTTTGCGCTGAATGAAAACCATAACGTGACCAAGAGCTGTGCTGACTTCAACAGTGTTGCCCTTTTCAGTGGTAAGGGTGAAGAAGGTGCCGTTGTTAGTGGTTTCGATCAGGGTCATTTGTCTGTGTGTGGTGGCGTCTCCGCCTGACTTCTTGATTATGGGGTATGCCCAGGGGCGTCGTCAACCCCTAGGCAGGATGAAATTTGAGGCTCGTCAGGAAACAGGATGTTGATCAGCAGGGCGTCAGCCCCACAGGTCGCGGTTCCAGAAGGTGAAGGTTGCCCAGCTAAGGAGGTCTGCCTTGTTGTCGAACATCTCGCTGATGAATTGGTCGTGGCAGATGGCGAAGTAATTGCCATCTTCCTTGATGCAGTAGCCGCCATGAGCCTGAAGAACGTCGTTGGCTTGCTTGATGGTGGTGACTTTTTTCATTTGAGGTGTGTGTGGTGGGGTCTCCCCCTGACTCCTCAACTATACACGAGATGCGCCCTCCTGCGCCATGGTGTGCAGGTTTGCCGGCTGGCTCAGTAAATCCTGATTCCTGTACCTCGTCCAGCGCCAGCCTGCAGCGGGTTGAACTCACGCCACACCAGATAACCAGCAGCATCATTCATATGGTCGTAACCGCCTTCTTTGTCCGGTTCACCCTTCTCGCTATAGCTCTGCAGCTCTAAGCATTCGATCAGCTTTTTGCATTTCGGGTCGATCTGCAACCTAATCTCACCTTTGCCGTTCTCTAGCAACGCCTGGACAGCAGCCACCCGATCCCGCACTGGAGGGTTCGCTTTTGGCGATTGGTTTGACATCCCGTAGCCTTCAAGGATCTGGATGTCGGTTTGAGAAGCATTTGTCGATCGTGCTCCACCTGACGCATCAGGGTAAACGTAGATCTTTCGTTGAGGGTATCGCCTGCGGATTTCCTGCGCGAGCAAATCGGTGTCATGAGCCTTGGCTACCTCATCAAAAAACAATAGCCTGCTTTTGTCGCGGATAGCAATGACAGCATTCATGTTGCCGATGTTAAAGTCAATCCCAATCCGTAATGGCTGCTCGCCGTCATCTTTGACGCTTGCGACGTGCTTGACACGATCAAAGCGGTCGTAAACTTGACCCGTGTTTAGGTTTACAAACTCGCCGTTAAGGTAAGCCTTCAGCAAGCTTGGATCATAGTTAGCCTCAAGGCGCTCAATGAAGTCTGGCGGCAGATGTGGATTATCCGCTGTTTTCATCTTGATCAGCTTGCGATCTGGACGCGCGAGCGCTTCATCGCTGCCAAACGTGTCATACATCCAGCGAAAGCCTTCTGGCGTAGATGCCGCGCCAAATTGACGAATGTTGCCGCTGCGAAGACGACCAAGGATTTTTGGAAACGCCTTATGAGCGATTGATGGGATTACGGTGTCAATCTCATCAGCTAACACCCACGCCAAGTTAAGGCCGATGATCCGCGACCAGTTCTCAAACGATCGGCACAGAATCTTTGTTTCTCCACCTGGGAGATGAAGAACGTATTCAGGCAGCGGTGATGCTCTGAAAGTGTACGGGATGTCGTACAGCTCAAGGAAATTGTCGAAGTCGGTTTGCCAAATATCCCTAATCAATGGGCCAGTGGGCTCCATAACTGTGCCAATGAAACCTTGATTGGCCGCGGCTAGCGTCACCGCCTTAGCGCACAACGCTCGGGTCTTACCTGCCCCATAACCAGCACTGACGCCGATGATCTCGGTGCTTGTGTCACTGACAAAAGCCAACTGGCCAGGATGCAGGTCAGCGCGAATTCGCTCTAACGTGCCATCCAAGTCAAAGCTTGCATTACGCCCTATAACGTCAACTTGCAGTTCAGCGATTCTTGCTAATGCAGGGCTAGTCTTCCGCATCCACGAGATCCTGACCGGTTTTGGCCTGAATACGCAAGAGGATGTCACGCTCTTGCTCTGGTGTGAGGTTAGCTTCTGAGATTGCGTTTACAGCAGCTTCGACGCCTTCACAGCGAGCACGGGTTACGGCTGCATTATCTGAGTATTGGCGGCGATAGGCGGGTGAGTGAGTGAGCATCCATTGAGCGGATTTTGGGTCACCGTTTTCAGCAGATTGAGTGATGAGATTGATAAATCTATGAGCACCTTTAGCGCGACCTTCGTTGAGAGCGTCTAGAAGAGCAATTTCCTCATTTGTCGGGTCGGTGCCTTTAGCATTGCCAACCCATGCTTTTAGTGCGCCGTAGCTGACGCCTACTGCGGGCGCGATATGTTCTAACGCTGCGCCATATTCTGCGAGGACGCGCACCTTTTCAATGACTTCAGCATTGAGTTTGTAGTGGCGGCGTCGAGGCTTCATAGGGCAGTGAAAAAGGCGCTTTGTTTTTAGTATAGGTTTCTGGTGGACGGTGTGGGTTATTTAGTTGATGGTAGAGGGCAGTGTAGTAATCATCGAGGGTTTCTGAAATATCCGAAATTCGGATGTTTGAGGGGTAGAGATCAGGGTGTAGCACTTGAGAGAGAAGAGATTGCGACAGCTGCTACGTGCTCAGCTTGTTGCTGAGTGAGAGGAGCAGTGACACGTTGACGGATAGCGTTCGTAACTGTACGAATAGCGGATGGAGTGAGGCGGTTACGAAGGTTGCGCCTGATGATGTCAGAACGGGTTGTGTTGTTTTCTTGAGCGATTTTATCTAGAAAGCTGATTTCTGATTCGTCAAGTCTGAGTTTGATTTCACGCATGAGGCTGATTCTAAAGCGCCTTGAATTCGGCAAAGATCGTTGTTGAAAG